CCCGCCTCAAGGCAGGCACCGGCACCCTTGCGGACGTAGAGCGCGTCTCACGCATCCACAACGGCGGCCCGCGCGGCCACCGGAAGCAGGCGACCCAGAAATACTGGCAGAAGGTTCGGACATTTCTGCGGATCGCCCGTCAATAGCCTTGTGTCCCAGCTGGGACATGCTAGTCTTTCTCACTCAGGCAATACCGCCGACCAAACGAAATCATGAGCAACAACTACGCTGAAGACTGCGGTTGCGGCAACTCAAGCTGCAACATGGGCTGGATCTCCTACAACGGGACGGAGTATCCGTGCTCGCACCACCAGGAGAAGATCCGTGAGGCCGAGGAGGCGAAATCGTGAGCCCGCCCCTCAGAGAGCGCCAAACCTACGACTACCGGCAGCCAGTGCCGACCACAGAGCTTCGCGCTGGCGATCAAATCAAAGTTCGCAACGTGACCTACGTGGTCGAGCGCGTGCTCACCCAAAGCGGCCACGCCCGCGAGGGGTATTTGAACTTGGCGCTGCTGATGGAGGTGAACAAGATGTTCGCCCAGGTCACGCTGCGCCGCCCGCGCGGCACCGCGCTTCACCTTGCCATGCTGACCGAGAGCGGCGTGCTGGGCGAGCTGACCAGAGTATAGGCCGGGTGTTCCGGCCCACTCCGCGCGGCTAGTTGATCAGGCACCTCTAGTCGCGCGGTGTTTCACACACCCTCGTCGGTGGGTTACCGACGCACCAACCAAGAACTATGTTCGACCTACAATCAATCGAGAGAAGCTCACAGCTTCCACCGCGCGTCGTCCTCTACGGCGTGCCGGGTATCGGCAAGACTACCTTTGCCGCTCAGATGCCCGCCCCCATCTTCCTTCCCGTCGAAGACGGCCTGGGCCAACTGGAGGTGGACACGTTCCCCCGCCCGTTGTGTTTCCAAGACGTGATCGAGGCGATCTCTACGCTGATCCAGCAGGATCACAGCTACGAGACGCTCGTGCTCGACAGCCTCGACAAGCTTGAGCCCCTGATCTGGGACCACGTCTGCGAGACGGTGCCCCACGAGCGCGGGCACAAGGTCGAGCGGATCGAGCAATACGGCTACGGCAAGGGCTACGCCCACGCTCTCAGCGAGTGGCGACGCCTGCTGCGCGGCCTAGATATGCTGCGCGAGACCAAGAACATGGCGATCTGCACGATCGCTCACAGCACCGTGGTGCGCTTCGAGTCCCCAGAGACCGACGCATACGAGCGATACCAGCTGCGCCTGCACAAGAGCGCCGACGCCACGATCTGCGACTGGGCCGACGCGGTCCTGTTCGCCAACTACAAGGTCGCCGTCGTCGAGTCGTCGACCGGCAAGAAGCGCGGCGTCGGCAAGGGCGAGCGCATGCTGCACACCAACGAGCGTCCGGCGTTCCGGGCGAAGAACCGCTATTCACTTCCTGGCCAGATCCCGCTTGTGTGGGACGAGGTCGCCAACTTTATCTGCACCAACGAAGAGGAGAACTGAGATGGGCAACCTAAACTTTGACGCGAGCGAAGTCGCTCCGATGACCGACAGCTTTGAGCCGATCCCGGCTGGCTGGTATCAGATGCGCGTAGTCGGCGCAGACATGCACGTCGGGTCCAAGCCCGAGGCCGGCGAGATGCTCAAGCTCCAGCTGGAGGTCGATGCCGAGGAGCACATGAAGTATGGGGGCCGCCGTGCGTTCTCCTACCTGTGCATCAACCACCAGAGCAACACGCCGCGCAACATCGCGCGTCGTCACCTCAGTTCGATCTGCCACGCCCTGAAGAAGGGCGAGCTCCAAGACACCGAGGAGCTGTTGGGCGAGGTGCTCAACGTGCGGTTGAAGATCCGCCCTGCGGGCAACGGCTACGACGCCTCGAACGAGGTCGCCGGGTTCGCCGCTCCTGAGCACCGCGCGTCGCCCGAAGAGGTCGTCGCCAAGACTCCACCCGCCAGCGGCGTAGCCAAGCGGGCCTGGAAGTAGTGCCGTGGCTCTCATCAAAAGAGAGCCCGTGACCGATGTCGCGGAGAGCGTTCACGCGCTCTACCGCGACCGGCAGAGGGACTGGCAACGCGACCACCTCGGCGCGTCCATGATCGGCAACAAGTGCGACCGATACCTGTGGCTGTCGTTCCGGTGGGCCGCCAAGCCTGAGCACGAAGGACGCATGCTGCGCCTGTTCGAGCGCGGGCACCGCGAAGAGGAGTGGCTCATCGACGACCTGCGCCAAGCAGGGTTCACCGTTACCGGCGAGCAACTGCGCGTGAGCGAGGGCCATATCGGAGGCTCGCTTGACGGGGTTATCAGCGGCTTGGTTGAAGATCCTGAAGAGGAGCACGTCCTAGAGCTCAAGACTAGCAACGTCAAACAGTGGCAGCGCCTGCGCGAGCGCGGCGTGAGATCGGTCAAGCCGGTCCACTACGTGCAGATGCAGATTTACATGCACAAGCTCGGCCTCAAGCACGCGCTCTACGTGAGCGTCTGCAAGGACAACGACGAGATCTATACCGAGAGGGTCGCCTATTCAAAAAGAACGGCAGAGAAGCACCTGGAGCGTGCCAGGGCGGTTATCGCCGCCGAGCAACCTCCCGAAAAGCTAGACGCAAACTTTGCGCCTTGCGTGCTGGTGTCGCGAGACGGCACCCGGTGGCCTTGCCAATTCTACGAGAACTGCCACGGGACCAAGATGCCTGAGCGGAACTGCCGCACCTGCGTCTCGTCCAGCAATGGCAACGAGCGTGAGTCTGGAGAGAAGGTGTGGACATGCCACATCGGCGACATGGTTCGGATCTTGCCGCCAGAGGAGCAGCGCGAAGGCTGTCACTCGCAGGTCTCGATACCCGACATCGTGAACGGCGAAGTTGCTTACGTCTCCCTTGAAAAGAGAGAGGTGACTTACCAGTTCTCAGATGGCACAAAAGCAACAGAACGGTAGGATGGTTCCATGCGAAACGACGAAACATTGGAAGCCTTAATCCAGTCCAGCAATATGGGCTTGAGGTCTGCGGCTAAGACGGCCCGCATTGGGCGCACAAGCATCTGGCGGTGGTGCCGGGGGATCTCGTCTCCGCAGCACGCCCAAGCCGCCGCGCTTGCCGCAGCTCTTGGCGTGGACGTGGACCGGGTATTAGAGGCCGCTAGCGCCAGCCAGCGCGTCTCAGCCAGCGGCGAACACCCGACAGAATCCGCTCCCGCCGGGGCGTAGATTCCAGCGAAGCCAGGATTTCTCGCAGGTCGATCATTAGGTCGATCGCGTCTTGAATCAGCAAAGGCGAGTCAGGCTTAGAGCTCGATTCTGGCTTGCTCTGCGTGCGCCTAGTTTCGCTGGGGTATCGGCGGGGCGGGCGCATCAGAGCGTCGTGGATGCTCATGCCGCGCTCGATGCGGGACACCACGGTGCGTCGGTCGATCCGTAGCTCCCGGCACAGCTGGGACAAGGGGTGTTCTTTCCCCTTAAAGATCACCATCCGCATCTACAACCTCCGCAGGTAAAAAGTGCCGCTAGACGCAGGGTGGTGCAAAGGTAGGGAGTGCCCGATCGGTCCGGTCAATGGAAAGGGCTTGAATGCGCCTAGCGACACACCTGAAACATACCTGCTCGGTCTAGCGGATTCTACCTGTAGCCCGTGGTCAGGCCGCTGATGTCGAACGGTTCTTCTCTTGGCTCAAGATCGACCCCGATACCAAAGCCTCGGCGCACGCGCTTGGTTCCTGCGACGACCCCGCCAGCCCCTAGCAAGATCAGTAGCGCCTCGCTGAAGTCGAGCACGTCTTCGGTCGAAAACGGATCCTCGCCAGCAACCATTTGCTTGCCTTCACGCATTAGGCGCGTGATCACCGACAACGCTGGCGGCGACGGCATGCGCTGCTGGTAAGCCTCCATGTTGAACAACATCGCAGCAATTGATGACGCGCCCGCACCAGCAAGGCCAAACATTCGCAGCGGCGCGGTGACTGAGTTAAGCAGGATTCGGATTGAAGTCTGACCCAAGCCCCGGCGCACGCGCTCCTCTTCGTCTTCAGGCTCGCTTGCCAGCCGGTCAAGCGTCTCGGTAACTATTTCACCTATCACCATCGTGACAAGCATTGTCATGAGCACCGGAGCCGCCGCCGCGACGCGCGACTTGCCCTTCGGCTGCGCCACTGTGAAGTCTGCTCGCAGCGAGCCCATCATGATGAACCAGCTCATGAACTGAGTGAACATCTTCATGGTGGCCGTGCCTTTCTCGCCTTCAGCTAGCGAGATCGCCATGGTGTCGCCTTGCGTCTGTCGCACCGCCGCGTCGCCAGCCAGGATTGCGTCTTCTTCGCTACCCCCAGCGTCAAGCTCCTGCTTGTATGCGCCAAGCCAAACGATCCGGTCGATAGGCTTTTGGATGATCTCTTGCATCCAGTAGGTGTTCTTCGCCATCCATTTCGACAGCTTCTGACCGCCCCTAACGATCATGTTCTGACTAAGAAGCAGGTCTTCTACCTTGTCCCGCACTTCGTAGACGCTGTTGCCCTCACGGTGGCGAAGCAGCATGTATTTGCTTTTGCCGTAGATCTCCTTTTTTGCCGCCAGCGGCGCGGTCACAAGATCACCAACAGCAAGAAGCAACGATCCGGGGTTGACGCGAGCAATCGCCAGGGCGAGGCCGCTAATGCCTTGGATCGAGTTTTTGACGTTGGCGAACATCGCCGCCATGCCAGCAGACCGGCGAGCGTGCGAGGCAAAGTAATCGAGGCCGATCACGTCTTTGTTCTTCGACAAGCTTGTTGTCTGCGTGCCGACCGTCTCAAGCCATCCGTTAAGGAACTCGTTGTAGATCCCAGGTTGAATCCGTTCGAGCTGCATTTGAACGTCTTTGTTGCCAACAAACTGTTGGATGCGCCTCAACGCTGGCCCCATGTGCGAGTAGAGCAAGTGAGCGTGGAAGTGCCTTTGCTGCCGCATCAAGTCAAGGTCGAGAGGACGCGACGCGACCTTAGCTCGCCCTTGCACCATTGAGTTTTGCACGGTCGGCAGCGAGAAGGACCAGCTGCCCTTCTGGTCAAGCTCTTGCTGGCTAGCCTGCACGTTGGTGATTACTGAGGTGTCAGCCGCCGCCGGCACGTAGCCGCCTTTGATCTCGCCCCAGGCGGTATCAACCTTCCAGGTTTCAACGATCTCCATCGAGTATCCCTCGATCGCGTAGAACGCCTTCTTGGTCTGCGGCAGCATCTTGTCGTAGATGGCCCAGATGTCGCTGACGATCTTCCAATCCTCTTCGGTGATCGTGCCGTCTTGCTCCCACTGCTTGATCTGCTCTGTCAGCGCATCGTCGCTCCACCGGTATCCGCTGACCAAACGCTGACGGTTGCCGGGGTTCCCAAGGTGCAAAAGCATGCCGATGATGCTTTGCTTGCCATTCCTGAACACAAAGTTTTTGCCAGTCTTATTGTCGGTAATAAGGCTTGAGACAATTGGGTCAGCGGCTTTGGGGTTCTCTCGCATTTGTTTGCGAAGCGGCTCAAGCGCCTTGTCAAACAATTGGAGGATCTCGACCTCGGCAAGCTCAAGCTCAACCGCTGCCTTCATGGCTGGCTGCCAAATGTTTTGCGTCAGCACACCAGCCTTGCCGCCGTCCAGCGCCAGCAGCAATGCTTCTAAACGCTGCCACCTTGAGTTGGTTGTCGCGATACCGCTTCGCTCTCGGGGCTCAATCGACGGCTCAGGAATGCCTCGCTCCTCGGCCATCTTCTCAAGCTTTATAATCAAGTCATCTAGCGCGATGCGTTGATTGTCGAGGATGAACGTTTGGGATTCGCGCCCTCGCTTGAGCAGGCCGCGCATGCCAGACAACATGCTTTCTGCCTGCTCAACAGTCAGATTGTCGAAGTTGCCTTCAACTTCCTTTGCTACATCTCTCGCGTCTACGTAAGCAAGCTGCAAGTCGGTAACCAGAGGGTCGTCGGCGATCTCGTCTTCGTTTGCCACGACGAGGTCGTCCCATGGCATGCCGCCCTCGTCTTGGCGCAACTTGTTGCCCATGTCGATGCCAAGCATGCGAAGCATCTCGCGAATCGTGGCGACTGTCGCGCCACCGTAGGTCTTTGCCAGCGACTTGTTCCGGCTCTTGCCAGTATCTCGAAGCAAATCGCGCAGCTTAGACTTGTCTTTTTCAATGGCGGCTTTGGTTTCAAATGCTTCGACCGCTAGCGCACGCTGCTGAATCGACGCACGCAGCAAGGATTGCTTCTTTTCAGGGTCAAGAGATTGAAGGCCACGCTCGTATGTGCGGTCGGCTTCTTGGGAATACTTGCGACCCAGCTTTTCCAGGTCTTTGACGTTTTGGCCAGCAATAACCTGCATCGCAACTGCCTTGGCAGCTCGGCGCAGTTCAAGTGCGCTTCTTGGTCCGCCCTTCAGGTCTCGCTCTTTCTGGAGCTCGGCGCGGGCGTGCGACTCGTAGAACCGCAGCATTGCCTCGGAGTTGACCGCCTCGCGAACAGCTTCTTTCATTGCTTCGGGGGTGTTCAACTCGCTGTATTCTGCCTTCATCCTGGCGTCAGCCAGAGACTGCACTTCCTGCTCAAGAGGCTGTGCAATCGAAAGCTCATCAAGCATCTGGTCAACAGAGTCGTAGCCGAACATCTCCGCCGCCATTTCGGGAGAAACACGGTCAGAGCCTTCTCCGAAGTCGGACTTGCGCCGGTCACTAGGAGGCACGCGGTCGTCATCCGTAACAAGGTAACGCCTGGATTTCTTTGTCTCCTCGTCGCGGACAAGGACCGGCCCTTCTTCGTTGGTGTCGTCAACACCTAGCACCTCGCCGGTCTTGAGCCAGTGCTGCAACCGAGCAACACGCTCGCGAACCAGGAGCTGCTCGCGCTCGTCTTCCTCGACGGCTTTTCTAACTTTCTTCGAGCGCGACTGGATCTCGCGAAGCTTGCGGCTCTCAAAGCGGCGCAAGTATTCGAGATCCTTCATCAGGCGGACCCGAAGCACCTCTTTAGCTTTGCCCTTCGCGTCGTCAAACAAGTCGCCAAGTCGCTCAAGGTCTTCTTCTGAAATTGCTCCACTAACTCGAAGGCTTGCGGTGCTGACACCCTGCACCAGCGGCGAGGCCAGCAGCTCAAGCACCCTGCCGATGGCACCCTGCCTCATGAACATGTCAATTTCTTCTTCAGATGCCACAAGGCGATCCATGACCGCCACCACTTCCGGCGTTAAGCCTGGAAGGTTTTTGCCCTGCTTGTTGTCTGGGGTTCGAGTCTCTTCCCTGTAGGAGGCGTTGATGCGGTTCTTGATGCCGTTGGGTCCGCCGTAGATTCCAGCCATCCACGAAGCGACTCGACGAAACACGCCCCGCATGCTCAGGTTTGGAGCCTTGTCTTTGTAGAGGTATTCCTCAAACGAATACGCAAACGCTTCGTGCGCCGCTCTCCGGTTAGCGAGGTCAGCTGTCGGGTCAGCAAACGGTCGCGCGTAGTCGTCAAGCGACTTGTAGCCAGCCCACATGGCTATCGCAGTTAGGTCTGCGATCTGCTGCTTAGTTGCTCTTCCTTCGCGGTAGGCCTTGGTCATCGCTTCAAAGTGGAAGTGCGCGAACTCATGCAACCACGTCGCCATGTTGTGGCGGCGGAACAGGATGATCTCCATCTTCGCCGGGTCAAACTCGCCGAAGACGGTGCCCTCGCCGGCGGCCCGCAGCTGCTGGCGCTCCTGGCGCTGCTGCTGCGCTTCCTCTTGGGAGACCGGGCTGTATCCCTCGGTCATAACCCAATCAGGCAGCAGGCCTATCTTCTGCTCTGCGTAGACAGTGTCTTCGCCGCTGGCTGTCAGGTTCGCTTCGCCTTCAGGTCCAAAGTTGACCCAGCTGTTCTGGCCTCGCGTCTCGCTTGTCATCGCACGCTGCGCTTCTGGCGAGAACATCGTCATGTGCTGCTGCCATGCGTTTTCCTCGCCTCGAGCTCGGGTGCCCAAGCCTTCCTTGAAGTGACCGAAGTAGTCATGCACTGCGCGGAACAGGTCGTTAACTAGCACCGGCTTGCCGTTCCAAACGTATTTGGTTTCGGCCAGCATCGGATTCTCTGCGCGGTCTGCGTCAGTAATCGGGACGTCGCCGAAGCCGTCTTCAGTGCTGAAGACATACATGTGATTGTTCTCGGAGAGATCGAGAATGGCGTTGCGAGGGTTGCCGTAGGGGTCTTGGGTCACCCCATCTTCCCCCACAGGCATGAACTCAAACTGCACGCCGGTCGACAGGATCGCTTCGTATTGCGCGATCGTCTCTCTTGCGAGGGCTTCGTATGCGGCACGGACCTCGGGGTTATTCGGGTCGTGCTTCATCTCCTCGTAGGCGGCTGCGATGCGCGTCGCTCTCTCGCGGTCTACGGGGACGAACAGCGGGACGACCGGCAACTCCCTGCCGAATGCGTCCCGGTAATACTCAGCCGCTACGTCGCGGGCGGCTTGGCTTGGTCCGAACTGTCGGTCGACTCCGTCGACTTCGACGGTTGTTGGGAGCCCTTCGAGCGGAGCCGACGCAGCATCGGACTGCGCCCCTGCCTGCTCATCCAGTAGCTCACCGCTTCCAGGAACTCGTCTTCCGTCTTGAACTGCTCCCTCGTCGGCTTGGTCGCCGCGAGCTGCTCTGGTGTCATCGCCATCTACTTGCTCCCCATCTCCGAGCTGTCGGAGTCTGGCGTCTCCGTCTCGGCCTCGGGCGTCGGCGAAGGCTCGTTCGTAGATGTCGTCGAACGGTCCTCGCGCGGTCCCTTGATCGAGAAGATCATCGCCGGAGACCCCGGCTTCAGCGGGTGATCGTCTGGCAGTGGCGTCCCTTCTGGTATCACTCGTCCCATAATGTGCTTCTCCCTTCTTTGCTACCTGCGCGTGGTTTCTCTGCGCACTGTAGGATTCTACTACCTGGATCTCTACGCCGTCAATCCTATCGGCCAGAGTGTCGGCGAGCTGTCGGGCAACGCCTTGATCTAGGCCAGCAATCAGCATGTAGCCGTTCTTGGCGGTGTGGCCCTTAGCAACGCGCTCGCCGTTGATTTCGGTAGGCCAGATCGTCTCTTTGTAAAGCTTGTCGATTTCTTGCGCCGACATGCCTGCTGGCAGCGTGATCGAGACCGCGCTCTTGAGCTCAAGGCCTTCGGCGGCGGCTGGGCTCACGATGAACATGCCTTCCTGGTAGAGCCCCTCGCCGAGCGCGTCGGCAATCGCGATGACTTGGCTCGGGTCGTCTACGATCAAGCCAATCGACGCCTCGCCTTCGCCCATCCAGCCGCCGCGCTGGTTGACCACCATGATGTTGGTCCCGAACTGACGCGCGACTCGCTGCGCGACCATTTCGAGAATGTCGTTGGTAGCAGTCGCGCGTTGCTCGTCAGTAAGGCTTTCCCACTCAGCCAGCAGCTCAGGGTTGAGGTTGGGCTTTGCCTCGACGCCAATGGTCGGGTCAGTCTGTGGTCGGCCCACGTCGGCTTTGCTTTCGTCGACCGAACGACCGTTGTAGGTGCGACCGGTCGGTTGGTCTGCCGGGATGCCATCCCAGAACATTGGATCGAACCCACCGCCGAGCTCGGTTACCTCTTCCCAAACCTGCTCGATCTCGATTTCGCCGTCCTTGTATCTCTTCCAAACTGCTTTGAGCTGTTTTGGCAGATCGCCGCGCTTGTCTTCGGCTCCGAAGAGAGCACGCACTTGCTCCCAAGTGATCGACTGCATCTCCCGAGGCAGCAGGCCGTGCTTCTCGGCGGCTCGGCGGTATGCTTCCCACAAGTAAGGGTAGAGCCCCTTGAGGCCCGTTGCCTTGCTGCTCGTTGCGCCTTCCCCGCCCCACGCCTGCTTGACCTCTTTGTCGCCGGAAGCAAGGCCAAGCAGGTAACCAGCGCCTACCGCGTGCGTGTCGATCGTCAGGTGGCCGCGTTTTGAGTAAGGCGCGACGAGGTTGTTGTAGAAGCTTCTGACCTTGTGCGCGTCGCCGATCTGGAGTCCGATGTTTTCCTTGCTGCTGTCTCGCAGGACCGACAGCACCTTTGCCATGACGGCGTAGCCAGCCCACTGAATTGTTTGATCAGCATCTCCGGCGACGCCGCCTTCTGGCGTAATGCGGCGCAGGGTGCCCTCGTTGTGGGTCTGATCGTAAAGACGGACCCAATACGGTTGGAGCTCTACCGGAAGCTCCAAAAGTGTTTTGCCGCTCATCAAGCTTGGCAGCTCGGCAACACGCCGGTCGCGCTCTGCCCTGACTGCGGCTATAGAATCCTTTGACAAAACCGTGAGCGCCGGCACCAAAATCTTTTCGTTCAGCGGCGCAAGCTGCTTCTCCAGCTTCGCCGCCTCCCGCTTTTTCATCTTCTTGATGTCGCTATCACGCTTTGCCCGAATCTTCGCCGCTTGCTCTTTGCTTCCCTTTGGCAGGGCCGCGATGTCGTCGTTGGCCTTTTGATTGATCTTGGCCTCGGATTCCTTGACCCGCTTGGACTTGGCTTCTCTCAACGCCTTTTTCTTCGCGTTGATCGCCGGCTTCACTTCTTTTGCGCTGGGCACCTTGACGCCCTGCTTGTCGGCCTCCTCTTTGGCTACGTCCTTTAGCTTGTAACCCTTCGGCAGCGTCACGTCGCGCTCGCCAATTGCGGCCTCGGGCGGCGTTTTGCTCGGCACAAGCGCCCGCTCAACCATCTGCTCGTCGATCACCTCAGTGGCCGCGTTGAAGTAGATGTCGAGCATCCGCTCGGCCATCGTCATGTTGACGAACCAGTCCTTCTGCGGCGACAACACCGCGATGACAGCTGCGGCCTGGGCCGGGTGCAGGCCGTAGCGATCGGCCCACGTGTCGACAAACTTGCGACCGCCGACATACCACTGCTGCGACCTTTCGCGCTCCTCCTCTGACATCTGCCCGTATAGCCAGTCGAGGTTCCTCGCTACGTGCTCGACGTAAGCTTCGACCACCTCTTCGTCGGTCAACCCTTCCTCGATCCGCATAAACTGCATGTTGCGGATTAGCTGCGCGTTCTTCGCCAGAGACTTTTTGTCGAGCATGGCGGTCACAAAGTTGACCACCGTCATCTCGGTCTGCGCGTCTTCAAGGCTGTCAACGCCGCCCGGTAGGCGCGTCGGCTGCTCGGCTTTTCGGAGTCGGGCTCCTTCGGGCCTTGGCTTTACTTCAAAAGCGGCCTCCTCAACCCCCTCGCCATACGCAGCCCCCTCCTCAAGCGTCCCAGCTCGGCGGTCCTCGACGACGTAGCCACGCCGGGTCAAGGCTTCGTATACGCGAACGGCAGAAGCCTCGACCGTCACGTCGCTGACAACTCGCAAACCCCGGCTGTGCGCTTCGTCGATCAGCCTGGAGTAAAGCTCAACACCTACGCCTTGGCCCGGTTCGTCAACTTCGGCAAAGGTGATTTGCAACGTGTCGCCAGACACTTGGCCCTGGACTCGACCGCCTTCTGTTTTCGCAGCCAAGACGCCGTCTGTCTCCTCGATGTCAACAGCCAGCTGGCGCACCCTCGCTTGATCGCCCTGCGCTCTACGCTCTTCTTCAGCAGTCCCCGCGCGGAACCTTACCGGCTTAGGAATCTGTGAAACGTCTACGCCTTGCCGAACTGCTTCCGTGTAAATGATGTTGCGAAAGATTGCCGCAGTGGCCTTCATCTGTGCCAGCTTTTCTGCTGACACCTTTTTGCCAGACAGCGTCTCTTCAGCCTCAACAAGCTGCGCGACGTATTCTTCTTCTACAGAGTCAAGGTATGCCTCTTCTAGGTCTCGGGTAATACCTTCCTTCTTGAGCTTCTCTCTGTGCTCCTTTGCTTTCTTCTTAAACTCTGCCTGCTTTTCCCTTTGCTGTTTAAGAGAGGGCATCACGGGGTCGTTCGGGCGCACGACCTCTAGCAGCTCCGGCAAGATCTCGTAGCTGCTTAGTTTGGTCGCCAGCTCTGACGGCTTGATCTCGATGCTAGGCGCGACCTCGGGGTCCAAAGCCATCTGGGCTTCAACGCCAGGGAGAATGGCGTCAAGCTCTTTGATGCTGACTCCGGCTTTAGTTAAAACCTCTTGAAGGTCTTGGCGGTCAATAAACAGCGTCTCAAGAGACTTGCCTTTGAGGGTTGACTCGATGAAGTCGGACAAGAAGGTGGCGTCCCTCTTTGAAAGCTTCGTCCCGTCAGCTTTTTCGCTAAGTTCGCGAATTGACTCAACGGCGCGTTTTGCTGCGGCGATTCGCTTCCGATCTGTTGCGAACTGAATCACAGACCCTGGCAAGGCAGGCAGCCACGCCGCAAGTGCCGTATGCCCTATGGTGCTTGCGATAACCCCGCCAAGGTCTTCGTAGAAGCTGTCCTCGGACAGCGTGCGCTCCAGCGGGAAAAGCCTGCCCATGTCGGAGACAAACCGGCCTGCTTGCTCGGCAGACAGCTTCTGATCGCCCGCGACTAGCTTGCCGGTGTATCGCTCGTAGACATCGGGAGAGACCTCGATTGACCCATCGTCCAGGGTAGTGATCGTGCCTCCCCCAGGCAGGCTAAACACACCCGGCTTCTTCCCGATTTGCTCGCGCAGCTCTTCGGTCGCGTCCATGCCAATTGATTGGCGAATTGCGTTTGTCGCCTCTTGGCCTGACTCTTCAGCAAGCTCAGACCCAAAGGACATCGCGAAGCCCCCAACGGCTTTTGCAATAGACCTGCGCCTTGTCCCCTTTGCTAGACCTCTCCCGACCATCCGGCGCACCATGTTTCTACCGGCGCTAGCAAACTGACCAGCAGGAACAAGACCTCCTGCAACTTCAATAAAACCGTTGATGATGCCTACCGTGACGGCTTCAGATTTGGCAATTTCACGGTCCATGCCCGCCAGCGTGAAGTCACGGAAAGCGTTGCCGCCTTCAATAATTGCTGACTGGTATCCGCCCACCGCAGCACCGGCCAGGGTTCCCGAAACCACCGCCGCTGTGCCGATGCCGCCAGTAGCAAGGCCAACCGCCGCAGTGGCTAAAGTGCCAGCAGCAAACGAAGCTGGCGAGGTCTCATACATCTGACCAAACATGCGGGCCGGAGCGATCCACATGCTGTTCGATTGAGGAATGGCTGCTAGGTAACGCTCAACTAGCTCCATCCGGTTAAGAGTCAGATCGTAGTCAAGAGTCCCAGGCTCAAGCATCGCAAGGTCTCTACCAAGCTCGCCGCGCTCGACCTCAAGCCTTCCCGCGTCCCATTGCTTGCTCCATGTCTCAATGTCGGCGAGCCCCTTCAGGTCGTCGTGAGCCATCGCCGCAAAGTCAGGGTTGGTCGCAAACGCCGTGAGTAGCGGACTATTCCGCATGAACTCTTTGTCGCGCATTCGGACCAAGGCCATCGCTTCACGCGCCTTGTCTACATTGTTCCGAATAACCTCGCGGTCCATGCCGAGGTCGATCGACATCTTCTTTACTTCCGCAGCAAGGTCAGGGTCTTCCTGAACCTTTTGCCGCATGACAGCCATGAAATTGCTTTGCATGGCTGCGGTGGTTTCCTCGACCCAGGCAAGGACATCCGGGTCGTTGTCGGCAGTCTTGACGTTTGAGACTGGATCTATTTGAGCTGGCTCTGGAAAGAGCGAGCTAGCAAGCTGCATCCTCTGCCGAAACTTGTTTAGGCTTTGGGTGCTAAACAGTGGCCGAGGGCCAAGAGGCTGAAGATCAAAACCGCTCATTAGTTGCCTTCGAGGGACTTAAGCCAGTCCTTAAAGCTGGGAATGGATTTCTGGCCTGTGACGTCACGACCCCTAAGAGCCATGGCCGCTCTCGCAGCGCCTTCTCCTGGGCCAAACCCAACAGCCCGCACTTGCTTTTGGCGAGCGCTAAACATCTCTCTGTAGACGTTTCTAAGCTCGTCGTTCAAAGTTTTGACGCCATCTTCTATTTCCCGCAGCGATTCAGACTTTTCAAAAAGCTGCGTAGAAATGTCTGTAAGCATCTCTTGCGTTCTTCTTCGGTCAGCGAGTCTTTCAGCCCGAACTACTTGGGAAAGTTTGTGCCGGTCCCGAACCTCGCGCTCGCGCTCGCGCTTTTGTGCGTCTTGGATAATTTGGTCGGGTCTGGCCGCTAGCTTTTCAATCTCTTGACGCAAAGCTTTTGTTTCGTCGCTGCCCAGCTGCTCTTCAAGCTGCTTCAGCCGGTCCGCGACAAACATTGAATATTCCTCACGCCTCTCTGTTGATCTCGCGCTTCCGTTAAAGCTGACATAGTTGGCATACACTTCTAGCTGCCCAAGTGCAGTTTTAAGGTCAATGCCTTTAAGTTGGCCTTCGTGCTCTCTGATGTATTTCCTAGCTTGATCTACCTGCGTGGCGTCTATAGACCCCTTGACGCCGATTTGGTCTTTGGCTGCTTTTAAAGACTGCACAACAACAGCGTCGATCTGAGAGACATCTTCAAAGGCCACGATGTCTTCTGCGGCAGACAGGATCCTTTCGGACATCCTGGCGTCGCTCATCAAAGTGTCGAAGTCTTGCTTGGTCTTGTAGCCTCTCCTCTCGTAGGTGGTCAGAGTGTTGCTGTCCCTCCTGTCGATTTGATCTTGGATAAGCTTGTAAGCCGCTACTTCTTCAGAAAAGCCGCCTTCTTCGGCGACCTTCTTGATGGCTGCGGGAGCCATCTGTTTTGCGCGAGCAAGAAAAGCTTGGCCAAAAGACCCTACAGGCAATGCCCTTTCCTCTGAACCAATGCCAATGTTGACGACCATCCTTCCTTCTAGGTCGTCAGTTTTCTGATACGCCTTAACAAGCCACACGGGCACTGGCTGATCAGGCACGTCTTCATTCTCGTAGTCGAAGAAGAAGCGAGTCGATTCAAAGTCTTCCTGCAAGTATTCAATGCAACGGTCCATCGTTGGCCTGTCGCCTAGCTTGCCATCTTTCCAAGCCTTTCTAAGCCTTGAATCAACAGCTTCGAGACCGCGATCAGAGATGGCTGCCGTGCGAACAAACACGCCTGCGTCTGTTCTCTTCCGAGCTCCGAAGAAAGAAACGTCTTTCGTTGGACCCATGACCGAGAGGGCTGCCGATTTAATCATGGATTTCCAACCTGGATCTGAGGGAGTCGATCCAGAAATCATCGACCGGTAAGCGTTCAGCGCCGCCTTCATCCTCTCATCCCCAAGGGGGTAGAAGTGCGCCACGATGTATTGCTCGGCCATCTGCGTGCTAGGCGCTTCCGCGTCTTCACCCTTAGCCTTAACGTGCTTGCGTTCAACCAAACTATTCAGCGACTTTGCGTCTCGAGTAAACAAGACGTAGTCCCTTTCTCTCTGGATTGTTTGTGCGGCTGCTTGGCTCTCCGACAAACGCTGCGCGTTCCCCGCAAAAAGACCTACCAGACCCTTTGCTGTAGAGGCTCCAGCGCGACCCTTAAGCATTGACATGAACACCGGGTTTCTCCTGGCAGCCTCCACTAGGTCGTTAGGCAGTTCTTCTAGGCTTGTCGCGTTTGGGGCTTCTTCCAAAACGCGGTATGCAAGCTCCGTAGCCTCCGCGTTCTGACTTTTGATCAGGTCGTTGCTTTCGCTAGTGATGCGTGATCTAGCGGCGTCGTAAACTGACGTAGTGATCTCCTTGTTCTTCCACTTGCTCTCAATCGTGTCGAGAGCGCGATCAATCACTTGGTCTACTGATGGATTGGTGACATACAACTCGACGCCCCCGTCGCCTGATTGATACGACAGCTGAGACAGCTCGCTGGTTGCCTGATCCAAAACCTTGAAGGTGAGATCAAGCGCCTTGTCTTTGTCTTTTTCAGCTCTCTGCTTTGACCTAGCTGCGCGGACACTGGCCGCGAGCCTTCCCTTTACTCCAGTTGCAAACTCACTGGCGGGAACGCTGTCCAGGTAGCTCTTTGCTCCGTCAGCGTCTCCTTGGCTCAAGCGCGAGTTGATTACCGTTGAGTGACCTTGCGACCTAGCGTTGCGCTCTGCCACCTTAACCTCTTCGCTTCCAGGCTCGGCTCCCCCGGCGATCGCGGCGTCTCTGGCTATCGAGGCAAGCCCGTCAATTCCAACCTGCAACTGTGACCGGGAGTCCTCCGCCTCCAAGCCAGCCTGTAGCCTTGCGTCGCGTTTCTTTTGCCGGATCGCAGGCGCTGACTCGCCAGAAACAGTTCCTTCGCCCGATTTGGGGTCTTGACCAGTAGGACTGATGGCGTCTTGAGCCTCCATTGCTTCCCTGGCAACAGGGTCAATTTCTGGCTCGACGGCCATCATCTCAAGATCCTTAAGATGTTGAGAAGCGTCCGCTATTCGGTTGGCTTGCTCGCTGGCTCGCTGCTCCTTTAACTCATGAGTCAGGGCAAACTCTTGAAGACCCAAGCTCACCGAGTCTGCCGCACTGCGCATCATGTTGATCGCGCCAGGGGTCATGTTCTTTTCCAGCTCGGCACGCCTAGCGTTCCACAACGCAATGGCTTCCTTGCGCGGGTTCGGGCCGTCTTTCTGCGGCAAGGCAGCACTGCCCCTTGTTGCCCCGTATCCCTTGGTCTTGATATGCAGCCTAAACTCTTTGAGCACCAGCAAGTTTTGACTGGCGCTTAGGTGTTCTCGGTCGTTTCGGATCTTGGCCCCAACCTTTTGCAGCTGGCCGCCCAGCATGTTTGCTGCTTGAGCAACGTCTTGGATTTGCTGAAGGCCAGTGTTCGCGGGGGTTGGCTGAATGCCGGACAGGTTCGGCGTTTGCGGCACTCTGACTGACCGACTCATGTCTGGGATCGGAACTTGTGGCATATCTTAAGCTACTGTGTTTTGTCCTGAGTATCCGCCAGTGGTGTTTTGCTGCGCGTTCGGAGCAAACAACTGTCCTCGGCTCATAGAGTTTACTACGCCAGCCGTTCCTTGAAGGGTCGCCGCGAACATCGACATCCCCGGATTCAACGCCCTGCTTTGGGCTTCTACTCCGGCAGCTTGGCCGCCAAGAAGCGAGCCTTGCGCCTGGGCACCGCCTCTCTGCATGTAAAGACCGGCAACAGCATCGGCGGTGTCTTTGGTGACTGTTTCTAGGGCGGTGTCCTTGGCCCATTCGGTAGACGCAGAAACATCTCTGCGAGATCCCACGCCGGCTTGAGTTCCTGACGCGGAACCGCGAGCGTCCTGCGTCCCGATGAGCTGCGCGTATTCCAGGCCCACCTGAGCGCCTCTCCTTTGCCCTGCCTCGCTAGTTTCTCTCGCCGCGAGCTCCGCAATTCGACCCCTTCTAAAAGCCTGCGACTGTTGGAAACTCAGCCGGGACATCTGCGAAGCGGCTTGATACTGCAACGCCTTGACGGAGTAGTAAGCGCCAATCACGCTTGCTAGCCCTGACCCTACAGAGAAAGCCGTCCCCGTCCCTTCGAGGGTCATCAGCTTGTCTTCGCCCCAAATATTAGCTGCCATTCTATCCTCCTGATGCGACCTCAAGGGTCATGCCCGCAATGGTGAGTGGTAGCGGGTTGCTTTGCTGAACAACGATCTGTCCATCGTCGTTCCATGACGACGGCAGCGTGACCTCGACGAAGTCTGAGGCCAGCGATCCTGCCGCCGGAGTAAGCGAAGAGCGCAGGCTGCTAGCTGTCGGTCCAGCTTCAAACGCCGCGCTCTCAAAGATTCGCACCCATGCTCGGGTGATGTTTTTGGTCTTGCCAGATCCGAACGCATCCACGTTCAGCATCGTCATCGGCAGGGTCTTGACCTGCGATGTCATCGGGTAGCCGACATGCACCTTTGCAGCCGCCTTCGACAACGTCAGCGCCCCGCCACTAACCGTGCCAGTCCCAGGCAAGCCATCGGCAAGGTAAGCCACGGACTGTCCGTTAAGGTGCGACAAGCCGTTAATCGTAGTGGTCGCCGCGCCGCTGTAGGTGACGCCGCTGTCTACAAAGAATGCCTCGTTGATGTTTTCGGTGCCGCCCCGGTAGGTGTCTCCAAGGCGCTCAATGAAGTGGTCGCTGCCGCGCTTCACAAGCACGTAGACCGCGTCCTCGTCGCCTTCAGGCACCGACACCACAGACTCGAACGTGCCGTTGGTCGTGGTGTGCTGGTGCCACGCGCCGACTTTTTCTTCAGGGACGTAGGTTAGCCCGAGCAGCTTGCCCGAGCTTGACACGCACCACACGATTGGCAGCGGCGCTTTCTGGTAGGCGATGTCTTTGATCGTGTAGCTGTCGAACAGGTGCGA